ATTCAACCAAGCGGCAGCCGCGGCAGCCAGAGCAGGTAAGAAAGAATTTGAATTTGGTGGTAAAACACACCCAGTAAAAATGGACAAATCCACTGCTCATCAGTTAGACGATGATGTCAACGAAGACTACGACAAAGACGAGTATGATGAAGAAGGCGAAATGGCTGACAATCAACTTGATGTAGTACATGATGCCGCACAAGAATTGCAGGACATTATTGACAGCGATGACAACCTTCCAGAATGGGTACAAAGCAAGATTACCAAAGCAATGGACTATCTTGACACAGCTCGTGACTACATGAAGAGTGTAGAGGACGATGAAGAAGATGCCGACGATGTTGAACCACCTAAAGATGAAGGTGATGAAGAAGTAGAAGAAACTACAACAGCAGGTGCAGTTGCTACTTCAGCCGGCGGAGAAGGCATTTACAAAAATGCAAGTGTTTATGAAGGATACAATAGCCGTGTTGACAATATGATCACAGAAGGCATGAATGTAACAGTCAGTGCAAGTGATCAAGGCGAGCCAAGCGTTAGTGTTAATGCAACAGGTGAGGATGCAATGGCACTATCACAATTACTACAACTTGCCGCGGTACCACAACAACAACAGATGACAAAGAAAGTTTGCAAGAATTGTGGTGACGAGCAAGGCAAGCCAGAACACATGGATTGTCCATATGATTGCATGGACCCTATGGGTGAAAACTTCATGGAAGTTGCATGCGAAGCAGACGAAGCAAACAGTGCAGACAACACTCAAACATACGACATGCATTATTTGATTAATGCCATCTCAGGCGGACTAAATGGTCCTAAGCGTCAGATCAATCCAAACAATCCAGGCGACAACCCAATGGCAATGACAGGCATTGGCAAAGACACACTTAACATGAGCCAGCAAGTTAGCGAAGGCGAAGACGTTAAGAGTCATTTAGAAACACTATACAAGGAGTTTAAGAGCAAATGAGTTTCGAGAGATACATTACAGAAAGCCAAAGACGCAGTGAGTTTGCTGTAACAGGCGATATTTTCACTGCGGAGATCAATGAAGAACTAGCAGTAGAAATGCCTGTGATGTATCATAACCACGAGTTGGTTATTCTTGAAGCAGATGAATTTGCCCTAGACGTTATGGAACATTGCGGTTGTCAGTACATCGACGATGAAAAAGAAATTGACGAAGCTGAATACAAAGGCAGAGAAGTTAAACTTGGCAAACCAATGTCGGGTGACGTTAAGAAATACAAAGTTTATGTAAAAGATCCTAAAACAGGAAATGTAAAGAAAGTAAACTTTGGTGATCCAAACATGCAGATACGCAGAGACAATCCTGAAGCTCGCAAGAACTTCCGTGCTCGTCACAACTGTGCAGACAAAAAGGATCGCACAAAAGCAGGTTACTGGAGTTGCAGAATGTGGAGCAAAAAACCAGTGAGCAAGATATTAAAAGGAAAATAATCAATGGCAGTAACAGTATATTCAGGTGCTATTGCTAACACTGTGTGGACAACAGATAAAGCTAGAATATCCACAGGTACAAACAGTGTTACAGCTCAAGTTAGACTAGCCGCAAAGCCAACCAGCAATGCTAGTGTGTTTCTATACAATGACGGTAATGTTGCTAATAGTGTTCCAGTTGTTGTTCCGGCAAATAACAGCATGGACATTTGGGTTGGTGTTGGGAATCAACTTACAATAGTAGGCGGCAACGGTACCACAATTGAAATGGGCACAGCCAGCAGTGGAAATGCTGGAGTAATGGACTAATGCGAGCTCGTGAGTTTTTGTCTGAAGTAAAAAGTTTTAAAAGTAAACTTTCAAAAGGCAAGCAACATCCTACCGCAGAAAAAGCCAGTCCAGGACACCTAAGAACACGTGGTTACTATGACATGTATCGTGCGGCAATGGCTGTTGCAGGCATGGACAAAGACGGAAACATGGAGTTTCAGCCTGATCCAGAAAGTTGGTTAGGCACAGAAGGATTTGTTGGCACTTACACAGACGAAGAACGTGCCATGACCAAGCAAGCATACAAAGCACTGGGAATGGCAGTTGCAGATGGTGCAAAGCCAGGCAGTGAAGAACCTGATGCAGTAAACACAAAAAGTCCTGTAGTAGGATTCAAAGGATATCCCCGTTGAAAATAAGTGACGTACTACAAAAGTTCACAGACTTGGTTGCTGAACTAGAAGGATCAGCAACACCCAGTGAGCCAGTGGAAAAAACAGATCCCACAGATCCACCAGATCCAGACAAGCCAATGCTTCCGCCACTGCAACAAAAACAAGAACTGTTAAAAAGGGCAGTAGGTGTTGACAATGTGTATGATGATTCGTACGCAGATCAAACACACGCAGACAGCGATCTAAACGCTATCAAGAAAAACGCAGGACTAATGGCTAGTGTTATGCACAGCGATGACGGTCCTATGGATGGATAATCATGCCACCTGTAGAGAAACTTTGGAGTACCTACAAGGCCACCGCAGACTTTGACACATTCACCGCCGACGAACACGAAATATTCTATGAACCCAGCACTGGTGATCTACGCTTAGACGATGGATCAACACCAGGCGGCATTCCGCTTACATTCACAGAAATAAGATTTGATACCACACAAGACGTAGTTGGCACTGAACCTCCAGGAAGTTTACTTTGGAGTAACAGTGATCAAACTCTCAACCTAACTCATCCCAATGGTGTAATACAACAGGTCGGACAAGAACTGTATGGCTATGTGAGAAACAACACAGGCACTACCATACCCAACGGATCGGCAGTGAGATTTGCTGGTGCCGAACAAAACGGGGCGGCTCGACTAGAAGTAGCTCCTATGATTGCTGATAACAGTGTGCCAACACTGTATATTTTTGGCATAACCACAGAAGACTTAGAAGACGGTGCAGATGGCCGTGTCACAGTGTGGGGCAAAGTCCGCGGCATAGACACCACTGGTCCTGGCGCTGAAACCTGGAGTGTTGGAGATATACTGTTTGTAAGTACTACCGTTGCTGGGCAGTTGACCAATGTTCGTCCAACAGCGCCAAACAATGTAATTCCTATTGCGGCTGTATTATCAGTGGATTCGGAAGCAGGCGAACTGTTCGTTAGACCCAGTTTTGAACAGCAGAAAAACTATGCTGAATTTTTTGCCACAGCCGATCAAACAGCAACCCTTTCTGACACTGCTTATTCCGTAACATTCAACGGGTCAGGACCAACTCAACAGATCAGTGTAGTAAGCAACACAAGAGTCACGTTTGCTGAAACTGGACTGTATCAAATCACACTGAATGCACAGGTGCTCAGTACCAACTCCAGTGCTAAAACCATAAGTTTTTGGTACAGCAAAAACGGAACCAACATTGCCAACACCACAAGATTGCTATCATTAGCATCCAACAACGAATATCTTCCTTTGTCAATGACTCACAGTATCAGTGTACTTGCTGGAGAATATATGGAAATCAAATGGGCAACCACAAGTACCACAGCCGTACTCAAAGCCGCTCCTGCTACAGAATACTACCCTGCTAGTCCAAGTGTTCAGCTGATCATTGCACAGCCCGCGTTATAAATACACTTAGAGGAATATTGTATGGCCATACCAACTCCAGAAGACGTAAAACCTTGGTACCTACGCAATGTACACGAAGCACTTGCTCTTGATGAAGTCACGGGTAATGTATACCTACGCACAGACTCTACAACCACCATTGGCAACATTGCGGTAGGTAATGTAGGTATTGTCAGCCTTGGTAATGTGGACATTTCTGGAAACACCATGCCTATATCAGGCAATGTTAATATTGACGCTATTACTGGCAACATTGCAGGTATTACCGCTAATGTCACGGTTGTTGATGGCGGCGGAAGTTTAACCATAGACGACGGCGGCAGTAGCATAACCGTTGACGGAAATATAAATGCTAATATCACAGGCGGTAATGTTAACGCAAGTATCAGCGGCACAGTAACAACCACAGTTGGTGGAACCAATCTTGATGCGTTTGGCAGACTGCGAGTTAGCGATCCACTTACACTTTTTGACAGTCAAAATAGATACATAGACGGCGAACAGTATGCTACGAAAACCAATGGAGGAAGTAGCACAGTAACCTACAATGCCAACGAAAGCAGTTTTGAGTTAACCATTGGTACTGGCAGTGGTGATTATGTGTATCGTCAGGGTAAAAAGGTTATGCAATATCAACCTGGCAAAAGTTTGCTGGCGTTGAACACTTTTGTATTCAATCAACAAACTACCAACATGAGACAACGGGTTGGTTATTTTACAGCCAATGATGGCGTATACTTTGAAGATGATGGAACCAACTATTATCTTGTGATCCGCAGCAGTGCAAGTGGTAGCCCTGTTGAAGAACGCATTGCACAAAGTAATTGGAATACTGATACCTTAGACGGTGACGGAGATGCTGCCAATCCAAGCGGATACAATCTCAATGCCGAGCGTGTGCAGATTCACTGGTGTGATATTGAATGGTTAGGTGTAGGCACTGTACGAGCTGGATTTGTTATCAATGGCGAATTTATTGTATGTCACAAGTTCCATCATGCAAACCAAGTAGGAAATACAAAGGTTTATATGACCACAGCAAGTCTCAACAGCCGCTATGAAATTGAAAACACTGCGGCCACAGGCGGCGGCACAATGAAACAAATATGTGCAACAGTAATCTCAGAAGGTGGATACACACCTAAACCTCCGTACAAATATGCTCGTAGTAGCCTGCCTGAAACTGGATTAGGCAGTGCTGACACACTAGAACCACTTGCAACCATAAGATTAAACAGTGCCTATCCTGATGCTATTGTACGCCCAGTTGGAGTTGATTTTGTTACCACAGCAGTAGTATATGGTGAGGTGGTGTTTATCAAAGATGCAACTCTAACTGGAGCCAGTTATGCTAATGTCTCTAACAGTGTGGTGCAGTTGGATACCACTGCTAACGCTGTGTCGGGAGGCAGTATTGTTTACAGCAAAGTATTTGCCAGTCGAGATGTTATTGAGCTTCCAGCAGATTTGCAAGAAAGACTACAACTCGAAAGAGATCTTGATGGTACTAGTAGCACACTTACCCTTGCAGTACAAACAACCAGCAACAATCCTGATGCAATATGGAACTTTGCCTGGGTGGAACCTGGCAATAGTTAATTACTAAATACTCCTATAATACTACAATAAAAAAATAAGGAGCTAGTATGAACACAAACGAGTATGACGTTCATGTGGTCAAAGTTGTTGACGGCGACACAGTGGATGTAGACATAGATCTAGGATTTGGCATTTGCCTAAAAGACGAACGAGTGAGAATCATGGGTATTGATACTCCAGAAAGTCGCACCAGCGATGATGTAGAAAAACTGTTTGGGCTTGCTGCCAAGAACAGATTATACTCGTTGCTAGAAAAAGATGCTAAACTTATCACCACAGAAGATAAGAATGGCGAAGACATGAAAGGCAAGTTCGGTCGCATATTAGGTGATTTCCGTGCCGCTGATGGCAGATTGGTCACAGAAATCATGATTGCTGAAGGACACTGTGTTCCTTATTTTGGCGGTAGCAAGGAAGATGTGCAAGCACAACACATGGCAAATCGTGAAAGACTACTAAACGAAGGCATTGTTGATCGTGCAGAATATGATCGAGCTGTACTTAAAGAAAGTAAAGAGTGAACTTAGACGAACTTAAAACACTTGCAGGTATAACCAACACATTCACTGGCTTAAAGCCAGTGGATGAGAACCTCAGTATCACAGGAACCGAAAAAGCAAAACTGCAACGCAAACACAAGATTGAACCAGGCACTGACGATTGGTTCCGCTTGTGGTTCTCAAAACCTCACCTCACCGGCGAAAAGCCAGTTAAATAACCACATGGAAAAGAAATACTGTGCTGCACCCTGGCGCGGCCTTCACATAAACTTTCGCGGTGATGTGAAAACTTGTTGTGCCGGCGATCCAAACATGCTTGGCGACCTAAACAATAAAAGTTTACATGACATTATACAAAGTGATAAAATGCAGGAAATCCGTGCAAGTATTAAAGCGGGTGACTTACATCCAGAATACTGTTATAATTGTATTCAAGCCGAACGCAATGGAAGCAGTGAACGAGACTGGCATAACAACGTAAATCCAGAATTTGATGCCAGCTCTGCTGCATTAGACGAACACCGTCCAACACTAGTGGATGTACGATGGAACATAACCTGTAATTTAAGTTGTAACTATTGCGGACCATATTGTAGCAGCAAGTGGGCTAGCATGAAAAAACAATTTGTGGATAACGGAGTTAAACCTTATCATAGGCAAGTGATTGATTATATGATGACCAACAAAGATGATATACGTGAAGTTGCACTGGTTGGTGGAGAACCACTTTTGCTTAAAGAAAATGCTACACTATTAGCACTATTACCAAAAGAAAAACTTGTTACCATTATAACAAACATGAGCGTAAATTTTGATAAAAACGAAGTTGCTAAACAGTTATTTGAGCGTAGTAATGTTGGTTGGAGCATGAGTTTTGAGAATGTAGGTCCAAGATTTGAATATGTAAGACATGGTGGAAACTGGGAACAGCTAGAAAAGAATCTTGATTGGGTAACTTATCTAATGAAAAATAGAGGACATCATGGAGGTATACATGCTGTATATAATGTGTATAACTGTACCAGGTTAACTGAAATTATGCGGTTTGCTCGTAGCAAAGGCGTTAGCATTATTTGGCAAACACTCTACCAACCTGAATATCTTGATCCACTTAGACACAACAGTACAATCAGAGAGTTGGCTCTGCATGAAATACAAAAGGTACAGTCACAGTTTAATCTAAATGGGCAAGAAAATTGGTTTTTCAATAACATTAAACAGAATTTACAAGACAAAATATCTGGCGATAATCTCACTGAAGAATTTGTTAGCCACATCAATAACATTGAAACACAATATCATCCAGACCAGAAAAACAAGTTTGCTGAATTATGGCCCGAAATTGCTCAGGCTCTTTGATTTACCAATGTAGTATTTTTTACACCAATATATTGTTGCCAACTGCTGTGTTGCACAGAGACATTTGTATTTTTTACACCATTAACAAGTTTCCAGTAATCAGGACACACAGGCTTAACCTTTGGCTGTATTAGTTTGTCGCTTTTAGCACTGTTACAACTTTTACAAGCAGTAACGCAATTTTCCCAGTTTGTTTTTCCACCCTTGCTTAATGGAACTACATGGTCGATGGTGAGATTACGTCCGCTGTATGCTTCGCCACAGTATTGGCACAAGAACAAGTCACGCAAAAACATATTATGTCTTGAAAAACGCATCTTACCATGTTTTTCTCTTTTGAACCCTTTTTTGGTTACTACAACAGCAGGTACCTGCATTTCTAAACTGGCACTGTGTATGGTCCAATCATCATACCACTCGAGTACATTTACTTTTTCTAGGAAATATAATTTTACTGCGGCTGTCCAGTGGATGGTGCTCAATGGTAAAAAATTTACAGGTTGGTAATCTGGTGCAAGGACTAAAGTATTACTCATACACGGTATTTACAATAAGTAAATGTATGAGCAAAAGTTTAGAAGGCGTATTGGTTAAAAAGGCCTATAGCCGTGAAAGTTACACAGAGCAACAGGTAGAAGATTTTGTAAAATGTGCAAATCCTGAAACTGGTCCTGCATATTTTATGAGCCACTTCTTTTACATCCAGCATCCAGTGCAAGGTAAAATGTTGTACCAGCCCTATGACTTTCAGACTAGACTAATCAGTACATACCATAACTATAGGTACAGTATCAGTATGATGCCACGGCAGACAGGTAAATCAACCAGCGCTGCTGGATACCTGCTTTGGTTTGGCATGTTTAAACCTGACAGTACTATCCTTGTAGCCGCACACAAGTATGCAGGTGCCCAGGAAATCATGCAACGTGTACGCTATGCATATGAAGCATGCCCAGATCATATTCGTGCTGGTGTTGTAAGTTATAATAAAGGCAGTATAGAGTTTGACAACGGTAGTCGTATTGTTGCGCAAACCACAACTGAAAATACTGGTCGAGGTATGAGTATAACCTTGCTATACTGTGACGAGTTTGCGTTTGTAAGACCTACTATTGCCCGTGAGTTTTGGACTTCAATTTCACCTACACTATCAACTGGTGGTGGAGCAATCATTACTAGCACACCAAATAGCGATGAGGATCAATTTGCTTTTATATGGAAGGGTGCAAACAAAACAGAGGATCAGTATGGCAACGAAACTGAACTTGGTGTCAATGGGTTTAAAGCATTTCGAGCTTATTGGGAAGAACATCCTGATAGAGATGAACAATGGGCAGAAGAACAACGTAATATATTGGGAATAGACCGTTTTCGTCGTGAAATGAATTGTGAGTTTATCATCAATGACGAAACTCTCATCGCTCCAGCAAAATTAATTGAACTCGAAGGCATAGAACCGTCATACAAGACTGGGCAAGTGCGTTGGTATAAAACACCTCAAGCAGGAAAAATTTATGTAGTGGCACTTGATCCTAGTTTAGGCACAGGAGGAGATCCTAGTGCTATACAGGTATGGGAGGCAAATACAAATGAGCAGGTTGCTGAATGGAGACACAATAAAACAACCATACCAGAGCAAATAAGAATTCTTGCTGACATTTGTAAACACATAAATGACATTGTACAAAACACACAAAGTGTGTACTACACTGTAGAAAACAACACTATTGGAGAAGCATCTCTGCTTAGTATTCGCGATTACGGCGAGGAAAATATTCAAGGTTATTTTCTCACTGATCCAAAAAGTGGAAGAGGACGCAAAGGATTCAATACAACACACAAACCAAAACTTGCTGCATGTGCAAAACTAAAAAACTTGATTGAAACAAACAGAATGACTATATTCAGTCGCCCTTTAATAAGCGAATTGAAAAACTTTGTTGCACACGGCACAAGTTATGCAGCAAAACCTGGCGAAACTGATGATTTGGTAATGGCAACAGTGCTAGCAGTTCGTATGATGCAAGTACTGCAAAGTTATCATCAGGAATTAGACGGACAAATGACTGATCATGAGGACAACAGTTTAGAACCTATGCCTTTTGTGGCTATGTTCTAATAAATAAACGTATGAGTTCAAACACAGTATCACAACAAATTTTTGACGTTTTGGTAAGCAGAAATTTAGATCCAAATGCATTGGATCTTATGGGCAAAGATGTCACAAACCCTGCACAAGCTGATTTGTTCAGCTTTGAGTATAAAACTGAAAACAAAAACTATGGCACGGTGGTTATTCTTGTCGACGGCGAAAAGAACATGGAACTATATTATGGTGATAACATTGGTCGCACCATGGAAGAAAATGACAAATCAAATTGGTATGATTTTTTATATCTCCTCAGAAACCTTGCTAAAAAGAACTTGCTGACATTTAGTCTGAATAATATGAACAAGCTCAAGCATAACATGAAAACCATGGCAGCAGTAACTGAAGGTAAATTGTTAGAAGGTTATTACGGCTCAAGTAAAACCAGCTATAGTAATCAGCCAATGGAAACCAAACTGATTATTAAACACAGTCGTGCTCTCGGAGAGGACGATGCACGTTTCCGTAATATTAAAACACTTTTTGTACAAACCTCAGAAGGGGAACGTTTTAAACTGCCATTTACCAGTTTAACTGGTGGCAAAGCAATGGCTCGTCACGTTGCTGAAGGCGGCAATCCATATGATGCGTTTGGACAGCACATTGCTGAAATGATATCTGAAATGGCTACACTACAAAAATTTGTAAGAGCAAGTAGAAACAAAGGTTACAATGGCGAGGCAGGTGAACTTGCAGAACAAGCAGTTAAGCACTATGCCTCGCTGAAAAGAAAAGCAAAACGATTAATTAGTCGCCGCGGATACCACGAAGAACTTGAAACTTACGATCCAATTACAATCACAGACTTAGATGAAACTGTAAATCAAATTAGAGATTTATTTGTGCAACATGAGTTAGACACCAGAGTAGAAAATGCTCTGCCAGTGCTGGCAAAACTCAAGGAAAAAGAAATGAAAGAGCTTAATGAATTTGAAAGTTGGGTAGATAGTGTGTTATCTGAAGATCCAACAGAAGAAGAACCAAAAGAAGACCCAGTTGAAAAAGAAGAAGACGATGATTACAATGCGCCTTCAATGGAAGAAGCAAAGGAAGGTGAAATCTGTAGTTGTTGTAACAACAAAATTAACAAAGACGGCACTTGCGGATGCGGCCCTGAGTGTAAACACTGTGGCGGAAAACATGATATTGAAGAAATAGTTGACCTTGATACAGGAAAACAAGCACTAAAAGCGCAACGTGATCCAATGTTAGAAGACGAACTAGAAACAATTCTCAAGTTGGCCAGATGACCCCTGACGCTGTTGCGGTAATTACATATCCAGGGCATTGCGTATCAACACTGTTAACAATAAAGAACCTGCACAATCTTACCGGTTGGCAGGTTCCTTTTTATGTATTCGTTGACGATTTAGGCGATCAATTTACAATATGGCAAGGCAACTACATTGACCATATACAAGACTACTACAGTGATTTACCAGTACAATTAGAATTTATAAAGTTCAGCGACTTTGGATTTGGCCCAATTTGGGATGGTTGGTTGCGTCAACAATTAGTTAAACTCAATATTGATAAATTTTTACCTGGAGACACATGGTATGTAACAGACGGAGATGTGTATGCTACAAAATTAATAGAGTGTAACACCATACCCTATCACTTTGTACCTAAACATAATCGTCAAATTTATAATCAAAATTGCAACTATATCAGGCATATACTACAACATGATGACATATATCTTGAAGTTAATGGTCGCAATATTTTTACACATCATGTACCATATAGGTGGATATTACGAAACGTGTTGCAAGAGTTAAAGTTACACAGCAATGCTGTATGTAACAGCGAGTTCAATACAAATCACTGGTCATTAATGAAAAGCTTACGCATACTAGGTCTTGGCAACGATGACAACATGAGCATGACAGAGTGGGATCTCTTAGAGGTTTTTAAAATAAAAATTCTTAAACAAACTTGTGTGTATGAGCATTACCCATTTGGAGAAAATTTTCATACTTTTTTTGGGACTGATAAAGATCTTGATTTAACCTGGATTGATATACCAAAACATATTCAGCAAAACATTAATACTATTTTGAGAGCATAATTTAACCGTTTTGCATTGACGAACTAAATAACATTGCATATACTGTACGCAGTGTTATGCATTTAGGCAAACACAGATGAGTAGTTGCTCATCGTAGGCAAACATAGGCAAAGGAAAAACTATTATGGCAAGTTTAGCAGAAATTCGTGCTCGTCTCTCAGCCGCAGAGAGCAAACAAGGCACTTCAGGTCAAGGCGGCGACAACGCAATTTACCCACATTGTAACATGAACGAAGGAGACTCAGCAACCTTACGCTTCCTTCCTGATGGGGATAACAACAACACGTTCTTTTGGGTAGAACGTGCTATGATTAAACTACCATTTGCTGGCATCAAAGGTGAAATGGACTCCCGTAATACACTGGTACAAGTACCTTGTGTTGAAATGTGGGGAGACTCATGCCCTATCCTTGCAGAAGTACGCACATGGTTTAAAGATCCAAGTCTAGAAGATATGGGTCGTAAGTACTGGAAAAAGCGTAGCTATATTATGCAAGGCTTTGTTCGCGACAATCCAATCGCGGATGATAATAATCCAGCCAATCCAATTCGTAGATTTATTATTGGCCCTCAGATCTTTCAGATCATTAAGGCTGTACTAATGGATCCCGAAACAGAAGAACTACCAACAGATTATGAACGTGGTCTTGATTTCCGTATTGCAAAAACGCAAAAAGGCGGATATGCAGACTACTCAACCAGTAAGTGGGCCCGTAAAGAAACTGCACTGACTGTAGAAGAACTTCAAGCAGTAAACGATCACGGCTTGTTCAACTTGAACGATTTCCTTCCTAAGCGTCCAAGTGAAGAAGAGCTGAAGATCATGCAAGAGATGTTCGAAGCCAGTGTAGACGGGCAACCTTATGACCCAGAACGTTGGGGATCTTACTTCCGTCCTGCGGGTTATAGTGCTCCTGTAACTGCTCCAATTAATGGCTCTGGATCAGTAAGCACTCCTGTAGCGGAAGCAACTCCAACGCCGACTCCTGCACCAATGCCCCCTGTGGCAGAGTCGGCCGCTGAGTCAGCCCCTGTTGCTGAGGCACCAGTGCAAACTGAAGCACCAGCAAGCAATCAAAAGGCTGAAGACATCCTTGCGATGATTCGTAGCAGACAACAGCAATCATAATATATATAAGGGCACAAGGCAATCTTGTGCCCGTTTCTTTTAACAAGGTGAAATATGGCAAAACCATTTGACGTAGCAAAGTTCCGCAAGGACATTACAAAAAGCATTGATGGACTCAGCATCGGGTTCAATGATCCTACAGATTGGATCAGCACAGGCAACTATGCACTGAACTATCTTATCTCAGGAGACTTCCACAAGGGTGTGCCACTGGGCAAGGTTACAGTTTTTGCAGGTGAGTCGGGTGCAGGTAAAAGTTACTTTGTATCAGGCAACATTGCTAAGAGTGCCCAAGAGCAAGGCATCTTTGTTGTGATGATTGACAGTGAAAATGCATTGGACGAGCAATGGCTTTTAGCACTAGGTGTGGATACCAGTGAGGATAAACTGCTAAAACTTAGCATGAGTATGATTGATGATGTTGCTAAGACTATCTCCACATTCATGAGCGACTATAAAGCATTACCAGATGGAGAGCGTCCTAAGGTATTGTTTATCATTGATAGTTTGGGCATGCTGTTAACACCAACTGACGTGGATCAGTTTAGCAAAGGTGATATGAAAGGTGACCTAGGTCGTAAACCTAAAGCACTTACAGCATTGGTGCGTAACTGTGTAAACATGTTTGGCAGTTATAATGTAGGCATGGTGTGTACTAACCACACATACGCAAGCCAAGATATGTTTGATCCAGATGACAAGATCTCAGGCGGACAAGGCTTTATCTATGCATCAAGTATTGTTATTGCAATGAAGAAGATGAAGCTCAAAGAAGACGAAGCAGGCAATAAGATTAGTGATGTGCGTGGTATTCGTGCAGGCTGTAAAGTAATGAAAACACGATATGCAAAGCCGTTTGAAGGCGTGCAGGTTAAGATTCCTTATGAAACTGGTATGAATCCATATTCAGGACTTGTGGACATGGCTGAGAAAAAAGGCCTGTTGGTTAAAAGCGGCAATCGCTTGATGTTCGAATCCAAGTCAGGTGAGCAGATCTTACAGTTCCGTAAAGCATGGGAATCAAACGAAGACGGGTGCTTGGATAAACTAATGCTCAGTTTTAAAGAAATAGAAGATGAGGTAAGTACAGACACTACAGATGTTGACATTGTAGAAGAACAACAAACAGAGGAGTAAAAATGTCTATCGATCTTGCTGTACAGATGTGGAAGGAATCTCGCAGTTTTATCCACGACTCATTTGATAAAAAAGAGGCCGCAGAAGCAGTATCAACAGTGCTAATGGAACACTTTGATGCTGATGATATTGCTGAAGCATTTAAGTTTGATAAAAATATCATCAACAGCATCGCAGAGTACATCAACGATGATGAACTCGATGACCTAGATGACTATCTGGAAGACGAAGATTATTAATGTGGTATTCACGGGTTACAAATAGCCTCAGCAACATTCCTGACTTTATTGCACACTATGAAGCAGAACTGCAAGGTGCTAAGAGTGAGTGTAGGGTTGGCGGTGTTGTTGAACGTAATATTCGTGATCTTCCAGGCATAACCGAGCACCGTTTTAATCAACTACAAGAGATTGAAGCGGTGCTCAACTATCTCAACATTCAACTGCGCAAAATACGCAGGAAGCATTTCCAAAAGTATCTTGAAAACTATGC